CTTGCTCTGTGAGAAGGTTCTCCAGCCCGTGCGTGATCACTTTGGCAAGGGTGTTAAGGTGAACTCTGGGTTCCGCAGTCCAGAAAGTAATGCTGCGGTGGGAGGATCAAAGACCTCAGACCATTGCCTGGGCCGAGCAGCCGATATTGAGATTCCCGGCGTAGCGAACGCTGACTTAGCGCAGTGGATCATGGATAATCTGGACTACACGCAACTCATTTTGGAGTTCTACACTCCGGGTATACCCGATAGCGGCTGGGTGCATGTCTCCTATGACCCAGACAACCTGAAAAAACAAGAGTTGACCGCTATGAAAGTCGCTGGTAAAACGCAATATGTCCCCGGATTGGTTGCATGATAAAGCCACAAAATGAAGAAAACAGCCAAAAAACCTACTGTCAACGCCGCTGGTAACTACACCAAACCAAGCCTTCGTAAAAAGATCGTGGCGCAGGTGAAGGCAGCCGCGACCCACGGTACTGGCGCTGGAAAATGGTCGGCCAGAAAAGCACAGCTCGTTGCCAAGAAGTACAAGGCCGCAGGCGGGAGTTACAGAGATTGAAAGCACCGCAACAATCCTTGAAAGACTGGGGCGACCAGAAATGGCGCACCAAGTCGGGTAAGCCTTCGTCTAAAACTGGCGAGCGTTACTTGCCAGAAGCCGCCATAAAATCCCTGTCATCGGCAGAATACGCAGCGACGACAAAAGCAAAACGAGCAGGCAAGGCCAAGGGCAAGCAGTTTGTGGCACAGCCAAAGAAGATTGCAAAGAAAACAGCAGGATTTAGGTAACTCATGGCACTCGCACGAATAGTTCTCAAACCTGGTGTAGACAAACAAAACACCGAATACGGCGCTGAAGGCGGCTGGATTGACTCGGACTACGTGCGCTTTCGCTATGGCCTGCCCGAGAAGATAGGTGGATGGACTCAGTTCAATACGATTGCTGCATATCTGGTAGGCATGGTCAGCGAGATCTACACATGGAATGGCTTGGACGGCGCGCCCTACATGATTGTGGGCACCAACAGAAAGCTGTACGCCCTGTATGGAGCATTGTGGGGAGACATCACCCCTATCCGCAGGTCAGCAGTTGGGGTTACTTTTGACACGGTCAACACGTCCACCACGGTCACAGTGAATGACACGGCGCACGGCTGTATCGTAGGGGATTTTGTGACGTTCTCCACCGTCACAGGAGACCCTGGAGGCATTTCTAATGCAAGCCTGACGGGTGAGTTTGAGGTTCAAATAGTCACAAGCGCCAATAAATACACCATCGTTTCTCCTGCTGCTGCGACGTCAACGGTCAACGCCGCAGGCACTGCGGATGCGGCATACCAGATCAACGTAGGAACCGCTGTCAGTACCGTGGACTATGGCTGGGGCGTTGGCACATGGGGAGCCAGCACATGGGGAACACCGCGCCCACCTTCTACTTCCGTGTCCTTGAACTCCAGGGTATGGCAGTTTGATAATTTTGGCGAAGATGTTGTGTGCCAGCTTGTGGACGGCGCAATCTATTTGTTTGACACCAGTTCTGGTATCACGACCCGTGCAACGGCTATCTCGGGCGCTCCTACGAAGAGCACTTACGCAGTGGTGTCCACCCCTGATCGGCACTTGGTGTGCTTTGGCACGGAGTCCACGATCGGCACACCTGCCACGCAGGACCCGATGTTTGTTCGTTTCTCCAACCAGGAGGACATCAACAGCTTTGTTGAGAGCGCGATAAACACGGCCGGCGGACAACGGCTCACTGACGGCAATCAAATTGTTTCCGCTGATCGATCCAGAGGTCAGATTCTCATCTGGACAGATACTGCCTTGCACGGCATGCAGTACATCGGACCGCCCTATACCTTTGGCTTCCAGCAGCTGGGCTCAAACTGCGGCCTGATTGGCCCACACGCCTCTGCTGACGTCAATGGCGTGGCCTTTTGGATGGGCAAGGATGCGTTCTACATGTTCGACGGAACAGTGAAAAAGCTTGCCTGTACGGTGCAGGATTACGTGTTCAAGGACATTAACGTTGTCCAAAACGCCAAGGTGAATATTGGTGTCAACACTCAGTTCAATGAAGTTACATGGTGGTATTGCTCGTTCACCGCTGACTATATTGATCGGTTTGTGACGTACAACTACCTGGAGAATGTCTGGTCCGTGGGCAGTATGCCTCGTACCTCATGGGCTGATCTGGGAACATATTCCAAGCCAACTGCTGCCGAGTACTTTCCAAACAGTACCGAAGCCACCATCAGCACCATCAATGGCCTGACAGCCGGCCGCTCACTGATCTACAACCAAGAAGACGGCAAGAATGGCAATGGAAGTGCAATCAATGCCTATGTGAAGTCGGGTTACTTTGACATTGGAGATGGTGACCAGATGCTCTTTATGAAGCGTTTCATCCCTGACTTCAAGAACCAAGAAGGCAACTTGACAGTGCATCTGCTGTTGCGTCCCTATCCACAGGCCACAGCCAGCCCAAGCTCTTTGGACCCGTATGTCATCGCTCCGAACACGGAGAAGGTGGACACGCGGGCCAGGGGAAGACAGATCAGTTTGCGTATTGAGAGCAGTGACATTGACACCAACTGGCGTTTTGGAACGTTACGCGTTGACATTCAGCCGGATGGTTTGAGATGACCCGCATTGCTAACGTTCGCTTACCCAACGCATCGGCCGCATACGACCCGTCGCAGTTCAACCAGCTTGTTCGCTCTCTTGAGCAGATTATTCTCCAGCTCAACAGCACCTATACGCCTGTCCCCAGTGAGAATACCGCCGGTGCTGCAACGTGGATGGCCATGGGCAGCGGAGCGGGAGGCGGGTTTGCTGGTGGTATCCGTGGATTTCAGAACAGCAACGGCATCATCTTGCCTCAAGCAATGATGATCTCGGACCAGGACCAGACAAACGCCAGCATCACGGGAGAGAACCTGCTCACCTTTGCTCCTGCGTTTTCCAACGGCATCAGCGTGGAGAGCGGCTCACGGATCAAGGTCCCCTGCGCGGGCCAGTACTTGGTGACTTTCACCTTGCAGGTAACAAACCAGAGCAATACAGCGGGTGAGTTTGAGGTGTGGGCCAAGGACACCGGTGTTAATTACCCGTTGAGCAACACACGCTTTGATGTTCCTGCTCGTAAAACCGCAACCATTTGGTCCCACGTGGTTCCAGCAATCACGGGTATTTTCACCGTAAACGACCCCACCAACAGCTATTTGGAGATTGCCTGGTGGTCAGACAACATTGACATTTATTTGGAGCACTACGCCGCTGGCACAAGTCCCACGCGCCCTGCCATTCCGTCGGTGATTCTCACCATCAACTTTGTATCGGCAAACTGATCATGGCAAACAAATACCTGCGTAAGCATCTCACCCCGGCAGCCGCGACTGAGACAACGATTTACACCGTACCTGCCGCCAATACGGCCATGGTCTCTTCTCTGCGAGTGACCAACCGCAACGCCTCTACAACAGCCCTGTCCGTGAATGTTTACCCAAGTGGCGGGGCCACAGCTTTTGCGTTGTTGAAGACCTATTCGCTGCCCACGAATCAGACAATGGACGTGTTCAGTGGCGTGCCCTGTGTATTGGAGACGGGGGACATTTTAAAAGTCACCTCTAGCGCGGCCACAGTGGACTTCTACCTATCCTATCTAGAGATAGACAGGAACTGATGAAATGCGACATAATTACAGCCATATTCGCGTCCTTTCCCGGCGCGCGGCCCATGGGGCCTTTGGCATCAACTGGAAAGGATAATCATGGCGAATGAAGGCATCATGGGGGCTCGTATGCCCATGCAACAAAAACCCAAACAAGGGTATGTTTCTAGCTTGGACGCGTACGACGCCGCGTCGTCTGCTATACAGGAAACAAACCCTGAAGTATTTAACCAATACCGCTCGGCCATCCGAGACCAGTTGGGACAACTGAACCTTAAATCGAGCGAGGTGGAAGCATTCATCAGCCTGCTTGAGTACATGTTGCAGTACCCCGATCAGTACAAAGAGATCATTCGTGCGGGTATTGAAGAGGGTGCGATTGAGGAAGGCGACTTCCCCGCCCAGTTTGACCAGTCCTTCATCACCACCATGCTGGCGGCGCTGAACGAGCAACGCATTCAACAGGTACAGAACGTCTCACCAGAAGCCATGGGCCCCGGCCCACAAGAGCCGATGGCCATGAAGAACGGAGGCCTGGCAGATGCTGCCAAGCTGCTCCAATCTAAGGGCCGCCACGGAGACACGATTCTCGCCCACATCAGCCCAGAAGAAGCGCGGATGCTAAAAGAGGCGGGTGGTCTAGGAACGATTAATCCGCACACTGGCTTGAGGGAATACAAGCGTTTAAAGAAGCTGTGGAAAGGCGTCAAAAACGTTGTAAAAAGCGTCGGCAATGCCATAAAAGAGGTGGCTAAAAGCCCGATTGGCAAGCTTGCACTCACTATTGGCGCAACCATGCTATTGGGTCCCGTTGCTGCTGGTTTTGGCATTGGAACGGCCGGCACAGCCGCCATTGTCAGCGGAGGCGTAACCGCCTTGTCGGGCGGAAGCGTGAAAGACGTTCTTAAAAACGCGGCTTTTGGCTACCTCGGTGCTTCGTTTGCCCCATCAGTCAGTGGCTTCCTGCCAGGAGAGGCCGGTAGCGTGTTGAACCAAGGCCTGACAGCTGGCGCAATGGGCACCGGATTTGGCTTGGCTTCAGGCATGTCCTTGAAAGACGCCATCAAAACAGGCGCAATTACCGGTGTAACTGGAGCAGGCATTACCTACGGTCAGCAGCAGGGCTACTTGCCTGGTGCCGCGCCTGCCGCGCCTGCCGCGCCTGCCGCGACTGAGGCCACGGCCGACGGAGCTCCTGTGACGGCCACTCCTACTTCTTCCGATCTGTCCATTGCTCCAGTTGAGGGCGCAGGCCCCATTGGCACTGCAAGCGACCTTTCCTTGTCCACTTCTAATAAATACTCTCCGTACTTCACAGGAGAGCCCGCTGCACCGGTGGACAACTTCTTGATTTCGCCTCAGCAGGCCACCGCAATTTCGAATGCGCCGGACTACACCCCGAACTTGTCCACGCAATCACAGTATTTAATGGACACACCTCCCGGCGACTATGCACTGAACACGGCCAGCGACTACTTGCAGGCTCAAGGAGCACCTTCTGGAACAGGGCTGGGCGCTCAAGCTCCTCAGCCCCTCTCCTTGTCTGGTTACAACGCACCTGCGGGTGGGATGGGCTTGAGTCCCAATGCGGACCTGAGCAGAGATCTGATAGCCCCCACCAATGCAATGGCACAGCCCGAGCCCTCTTTTGTAGACAAGGCTATCGGCGGCGTGAAAGAAGGCTACAACGTCCTGAA